CATTGGCGACAGCTGGGTGGGCGGCGTTGTGGAGCCGGGTCTGACCACCGTGCGCTTTTACCAGAAACAGGTGGGTGTGGAAGCCGCCCGGATGCTGCTGCAGATGCTGGAGCACCCGGAAAACGGCGGTCCCGTCCGCCAGACCACCCTGGGGTACAGCGTGGTGGACCGTGGTTCGATCCGGATGAAGGAGGACGCATGAACCGTAAGCTGATCTTTTTGGACATTGACGGCACCCTGCTGCCGCCGGGGGAGATGCTCATCCCGGACAGCACCCTGCAGGCGCTGCGGGCGGCCCGGGCCAACGGGCACAAGCTGTTTCTGTGCACCGGACGCAACCTGCGCATGACCGCGCCGCTGCTGGAGTACGGCTGTTTTGACGGTGCCATCTGCAGCGCGGGCGGCTATGTGCTCTGCGACGGGCAGGTGCTGGTGGACCTGCCCATGGAGCCGGAACAGTGCAGCGGGCTGAGCGCCGTGCTGGAGCAGCACGGCGTGGACTACACGCTGGAATCCCGTGACGAGACCTTTGCCGGGCCGAAGATGACCGCACGCTGGAAGTTTACCGCCGACGCGCCGGACAAGCCGCTGAACAGCGAAGCAGCCCGCTGGCGCAAGGCGATGCAGGACGGCATGAGCCTGACCCCGCTGAGCCGGTACGACGGCCAGCCGATCTACAAGATCGTGTACATTGCTGAGCACCTGCATGATCTGGACGAAGCCAAGCGGCTGTATCAGGACCAGTTCGTGTTCTGCGAGAGCAACCTGGACACCATGGATGACGGCATGGTGAACGGGGAGCTCATCAACCGCAAATTCGACAAGGGCACCGGCATCCGGGCCATCTGCCGGCATCTGGGCCACCCGCAGGAAGATACCATTGGCTTTGGCGACAGCGATAACGACCTGCAGATGACCCAGGCCGCCGGGATCAGTGTGTGCATGGGCAACGGCTCGGAGCGGCTGAAGCAGCTGTGCGACCGCATCGCCCCCACCGTGTATGAGGACGGCCTTGCAAGAGAGTTTGCAGCCCTGGGCCTGACAGAATGAAAAACAACAGCAGGCAGCTCCTTTTTGCGGGAACTGCCTGCTGTTTTGCTGTCTGCCGGGAAGGCCGGAAAATCAAAACCGGACCCAAAAGTGTAACCAAAACAGAAAAAGAGACGTCAATTCTTGACGAATTGACGTCTCTTTTTGATGGAGCGGGCAATGGGAATCGAACTAATAAACCACGTTCTAACGCTGTAAAACGCCAGATTTTATCCTCTTGCCAGCGCTATTTTTATCGTGAATCGTGTATCATTCTGTGCACTATACAAGAATGTTGGAAGCAACTGTGTGTTAAAAAGTGTGTTACAAATCAGCCGTTTCCCAGCAGCTTGAGGAAAGCAGCATTGACGGCCTGGGCGGTGTTTTCCGCGTCCCCGGTGAGAGCGTGGGAATACTGGCCGAATGTGTCCATGTTCTGGCTGTGGCCTACCAGCTCTTTGATTTCGCCCTCTGGCAGCGTCTTGACCACGCTGACAAAAGTGTGCCGCAATTCGTAAACTGATATTCTGTCAATGCCGTTCGCCTTGCAATAGGCCTGCCAGCGCTTCCAGTAATACAGTTCGCTGCTGATTTCAAACACGCTTTCCCGTGTCCCTGTCACTGCCCGCTGCTGTTCCAGCACGGCACGGGCAAGGCCAGACAGCACGAAAGACCGGATTGCATTCTGGTTCTTGCCCTGCGTTTCCTCTCCGTGGATGTTGATAGATCGGCGCACATTCACCGTGTTGCCCTGCACGTCTGCCCAGCGCAGCCCCAACAGCTCCCCGGGCCGCAAGCCTGTAAGCGTCTGGAAGCGGTAGGCGTGTATAAAGTCATCATGCACCCGCTTGCCCCTGTAAAGCGTTGTATCAATGCTGAATAGCTTTACCAGATCGACAGGCTGCAACACGCTCTTGCCCTTGTAACGGGCGCTGGCGGGTATCTGTACATCCTCCGGCAGGAAGGTGGAGAGCTTTGCTTTGCGGCAGTATTTGCAGAATGCCCGGAGATCGCTGGCAATCAGCTGCAAAGTTTTGCGGCTCTTCCCGGCGGCAGCGGCCTTGTTGATGATGGTTTGCAAGTCCCGGTCTGTAAGGGTGTTGACCTTCTTTTTGCCGATGATCGGCAGCACCCAGGTGCGCCAGCGGCTTTCTACGGGCTTCCAGTTGCCTGTGCTGGTGGTAAGTTTGAGATCATCTATCCATAGCTGATAGACGTTCTCGACCCGTCCGGCCTTGACTGCAATATCATTTTCCAGCCAGGCATCAGCCTTGGCATTGGCTTCCCGCTGCCCTGTCCTGCCCGGCGTGGAGCTGTAAAACTGCTTTCTCACGCCGTCTTTCTGCACGGCTATGCGCCAGCGCTGGTATTTTTCTTCCCATTGGGCGGTGTTCGTCCTCTTGTTCATCTGGCTGCACCCCCTTTCTATGTCAATGATTGCCCGTCAGTGGGTTTTTCCGAAAAATCCGAAAAACCTTGACAGCCGGTTTTCCGCTATCCCCGCCACCTACTGCGCGCTATGCATTAGGTGGTGGGCTTTATTTTTTGTCGGAAGAATATGCAAGCGCTTCCAGATCTTCAGCCAATTTTATAGCGGCGGCATCATTGTCTTTGTAGATATTCCATATTTCCTCAAAAACAGAATCTGAATTGCCGTTGTACTTTCC